CTTACGTACAACACCACCACGAGCCATCTCTTGTGCTTTAGCTGAGTATGTAATCATCTCACGTTGTTTCTCAGGGTTCTGCTCTAGGTAGTTGTCAAACTCTTCCATCCTACCTGCATAGCCCATCTTACTAGCTATCTTCTGTAATCCTTGTGGCTTAAAGCCTTTGAACATTGCCATGTATTATTCCTACTTCATTACTATGGATACTACTAAAGCTAATACAGCACACGTACCTGCCATTGACATTGCTTCAATTCTCCACATTCTTTTATCTAATGCTGTTAGTTTATCGTTTATGTTACCATATCGTTCTTCACATAATTTCTCATGTGCATCTAGTTCTATTTGTACTTTGAGTTCAGGTTGCATTGCCATCTTCATTATATCATAACTCTCTTAATTTGTCAATCTTTACGCACCATACTTAGGCATAGCTTCATTAGGAAATGTCTGCCCTGCACTTGGCTTACCCCCTGAGGTAAATGTCTGTGCATCACCATCACTTGATACTCCTGTTAATGATACAACTGCTTCATCACCACAGTTACTATGACTTTCTGATAACTTAAAAGTGTTAGTTGCTGTTGCTATTACAAAGTATGTTGTACCATCTACTAACCCACCAATTACTGCTGCATTTTCATCATCAGAGTTGACACCTACACTATAATAAACTTGCTCATCATTAACAAATCCATGACCATTACTTGTAATTGTGTTAGCCGATGTGCTTACTATACTAGATGATGTTGCATCTATTTCTTTAGCTGTACTTGATGCACCTGCTACTATTGCATAACATGCAATTAATCCTGCAATGTCAGAAGCGTTGTTAATAGCTGTCTTTAATGCTGTGTAGTTTGTTCTGATGGCTGTTCTGTATGCAGTTATACCAGATGGTATTGCTGTGTTTGCTTCTGCTTTACGAGTTACATACCAATCTGTATCTTTTAAATAATTTGCAGACTTTGATTTTGCTTCATTTACTTTTCTTGATTTTAAATTAGCAAGAGGTTTTGGTAATAAAGCATCACCATCAGAGTTCCAACCATAATAATAGAATGAATCAAAAGAACCTAGTACAACATCATCTTCCCATGACACACCCATAGCTGACTTTCTGTCAGCACTCCACCTTACCCACTGTCTAGGGTGTTGGGTGTTGTCATCATCTTTCCAAGCCTTGTTAACTTTTAAGACTACGTTACCATATTTCCAAGCCATCATCTTCTCCTATTCTGCATTAGCGTACTTAAATGGTGCTTCGGCAAATGCCATATAAACGTAGGTATCTTCCTGATTTATTTCATTTGCATTATCTCTACACTTAAAACCATTACTTAAAAAATCTATTGCATTTGCATTACCACTTATATCAGTTGTACCATTTCCTCTTTCACCTTCAGCTGCACTTTTATTGGCATAAAGAGGATTTGAATTAACACCAACATCATCATTGAAAGTTTTTCTTTTATTGTCATACATTGTCCAAGAGGTAAAATTACCAGCAGAAGATGCACATTTAATCATAATGAAAGCAGGTTTGAAGCCTAAGAAAACAAACACACCATTATCAGCAGCATTTCCAAGATACTTACCAAACTTTGAGTAGCCTTCTACTGAGTGAAAAAAATACGCAACTACTCCATGCCCACTATCCATAGATGTACCTGAAAAGTCAAATGTAGCAACAGTTGATGTTGGGTTTGTGTTAGCAAAAATACTAGTTGAAGTTTCTGCTAATCCTAATCCTATAGAACCTGCTCCCCACCCTAAAAATTTATTAGCACCCAATACTCTATAATATTGATAAAAGGCATTATCTTCTTCTCTATCTTTATATATAGCCAAATCTGGTGCAACACTTAATCCATGAGCTAATGTTTGTGAAGTATTACCATTTGAATCAAACGTAGCAATGCTAAAACCTGCTGTTGTGTTTGCTTGAACTACAGTATCTATATCACCACCTGTGAGGGTTGAGGTTGTGCCACCATTTGCTTTCCAGTTCCAAGCAACATAACTTGTTCCAGTATCATTAATAACATCACTATTCCCTAAAGTAAATCCAGTTGAAGTAAATGCTTTAAGAGTAGCTGCATCATCTGCAGCTTGAGCATTAGTATCAGGTTTAAAAAAATTAGTTGCACCTCTGTTTGTATCAAATTGAAAATGAGAATGTATTGAACCACCAGATGTAAATCTGCTTTTTAACCATACCCAATCTGGTGCAAAATTCACAGCTACAGTTGTATCATCTGTGCTATTTCCAGTATAAAGTACTGTTTCAAAATAATCAGTAGCTTGGCTATCAGAATTAGGACCTATGGTTGTTTCTGGTAGGTTAGCTGTGCATAATGCTAGAAAGCCAGTTGGGGGTGCATGATGAAATGCCCCTATGCCATTTGCATCTGCATTAGATGTTGCTGTTTCATCGCCACCAAACGTAGAATCCTGCCCAAAGTTAGCAACAAAAACATCGGTGCTTAAACCATTTCCTACATAGCATTGAAGATTTTGTGCTTCATCTGCTGTAAAAGTAAATGTTTGATTTGCTCCAGTTGAAGGATTGCCATCTGTACCATTATCTGCTGCATAATAAGTATTATTAATACCAAGCCAACCTTTATTACTATCTATATCCCAAGCAAGTTGCAATACTGCACCTGCTGCTATTGTTAGATTTATATTAGAACCTAGCTGTGATGCTTCATCATAAACTTGAATATGTGCTGTAGAATAGGCATGATAATAAGCCCCCCATTTATTTGCTTGTCCAGCATGAGCAGTAGTTCCTGCATAAGTAGTAGCTTGAAACCAACCCCAATCTAGTTCACCTCTGGCATCTCCTAGAGTTTTTACTCTAAATTCACAGTACCACTTACCACTAACAGGTCTAAAAGTATTTCCCATATAAGAATTTGTAGGCACAGAAACTTCAAGATTTCCATTTAATAAAGTAGAAGTAGCAGCTATACTAGCAGATTGTTCTCCACCTCTAAATAAAGCGTTCCAAGTTGAAAAGTTATTCTCTGGACTATCAGGCATATTTGAATCATAAGCATCTAAATTAGTATCTTTATAATGATTACTGTTTGCAGTATCAGCACCTATTGTGGAACTTGATGCTGTTGAACTTCCATCACCACCTTCTTTAAACTCTAAATGAAAACCTTGTGTTCCATATGTGCCAGTAAATTGTTTAGGTATCCATACACCATTTTTAGTTTCTCCAAAATGACTTGCATCATAAGCAGTACCATCTACAAAGTTAACTTCAGCAATATAAAAATCCCCAAAATTACCACCTGCTTGATTGCTACCAATGTTATGTTTAACACCAGAATTAATTCCATAGTCTGTATTTTGTGCATAAGTAGCTCTGTTATCTGTAGCAAATGAAGTTACTTCTGAACCATTTAAATATATTTTTAATCTATTTGATGCTGTTCCTTGTGTAGTGTCACTTTTAATAACTACATGATACCAAGCAGATAAATCCCTTAGTTGTTGAGTTGTCTGTAACAAAACAGCATTTACACCATATATTTGAATTTTATTGGTATCTACTATTTGTATTGCAAATAATTGAGCACCTGAACCTTCTGCAGTAAATAAATCTTGGTCTCTGCCAATATCATTTCTTTTTATCCAAGCACTCCAAGTCCATGTTTTTCTATTACCTGCTGATGGTGTTCTTGTCAAAAGAGAACTTGCACTATTATTTAACCTCAATGACTGTGTAGCAACACCATTGTAAAAACTCTTTGCACTTTCTCCTGCACCATTTGCTATAAGACTCATACTAATTCCCTATGTTAATATAGCTGAAGCTGACACTAGTATGGTATTGTTACCACTAGTCGCTGTTGCATAGTATGTTAAATGATAACTACCACTTGCTGATATAGCTGACAGCACATCTGCATTAATTAGTAAAGATGCGTGTGCTGATATTGTTCGGTCGCTGTCATTGATAAATAAAATATTACCAGATTGACCAATAGCAGGATTAGTAAGAGTTAATGTTAAGTCACCTGATGTAGTTACTTTAAAGTTATTACTTACAGCTAAATCAAGGTTGCCATCATTGTCTGTTGTTATAGTTCCTGTTGCTCTACCAACTACACTTACATCATTGTTAATAGTTAAAGAAATAGCATCCTCAACAGTCATAACTGCTGTACCATCTCTTTGTTGGAAAATAATATCTTTAGCATCCACAACAGGTTTTATGATTACATCACTTGAGGAGTTAGTAATTCTTAAAATCTCTGTGCCACCAACTCCAAATTTAAAATCACCACCACCTGCATCTAATATTAAATCACCTGCAACATCAACAGTCATGTCACCAGATGATAAGGCTATAGTTGTTCCATCAATATTAAAGTTATCAATGTCAATACCTGCATCTGATGTAATCTTACCTGTGGATACAATAGTACCTGAGTTAGTAAAATTACCAACAACATCAACAGTAGTTGCAGTAAGTTCAATCTCTGTGTCGGCAGCTAGGTCTAATTGACCATCAGCAGAAGAGTTAATGAACAACGCAGCATCACGAAATACTACTTTTTTATTTGTAGCCATTGTTATAGCATCTGCGGCAGCTACAGTTCCACTAATTTCTACATTACCATTAATATCAATCAATGTTGAAGTTAGGTCTATCTCATCATCAGCAGCAATAGATAAGTCACCATCGGCAGTAGAACTAATATGTATTGCAGCATCACGAAAGATTATCTTTTTATCTGTTCCCATAGTTGAATCATCATTACTAGCAAAACCACCATTGAATACTGTTGCAGCAGTTGTAGTAAGTACTCCTGTTACAAGAGCAGTAGATGCCATATTTACAGCACCATCAATATCTACAACATCTAAGTTTGTAGTACCATCTACATCTATATCACCAGAAATATCAAGACTTGCTACTGTAGCAGTTCCTGTTAATGTTGGTGCAGTAAGTGTTTTGTTTGTTAGTGTATCTGCTGATACAAGAGATACAAGAGTTGAGTTAGCTCCAGCAGGTAACATAAGAGTATTGGTTACAGATGCTGAGTGAGGTTGCCCAAATACTTTTTGACCATGTGAGTTTGATTCACAGTTAAATACTATAGCACCTGAATTACTGTTACCTCTTACTACTACTGTACCTGTTCCGTTAGGTGCAAGGTCTAGTGTAGCGTTAGAAGTTGTTACAATGTCTGCACCATTCATGTCTAGGTTGCCACCTAGCTGTGGAGTACTGTCTTCTGATACGTTGGATATAGCACTGTCAGTAGCAAGACCTGCAACAAGAGTACTTCTTTCAATTTTCTTTAGTCCACCACCTGAAGCATCTATAGCTAAAAATATATCACCACTTGCTGCAGTCGCTATCTCGGCTAAATCTGTAATTACAGTAGGGTTAAAATTAGTACCATCTGCTATAAGTAAAGCACCTGCTGTGTTAGTACCCATAACTAAGTCATCACCTGATATAGTTAAGTCACCTGTTACAACAACGTCACCACTAAATGTAGCTTTACCTGCAAGAGCCATATCAATGTCTAATGCTGTAATTGCACTTGCACCATCTGTACCTTTAATCTTAAAGTTTTTATCGGCTGTGCTTACAGTTAGTTCAACGTCTGTGGAGTTATTGGCTATATCTAATATAGATGTTCCACCATCTTTAATAATTACGTTAGCACCATCAGCGTCAAGAATAATATCTCCTGAAGAATCTAAGGTTATATCTGTTCCATCATTTGTAATTGTGTCGAGTGCAATGCTTCCTATATTAGTAATGTTTGCATCACTCATGTCAAAAGTACCAGTAACATCTAAGTTACCACCAACACTTAAATTACCAGATACATCTACAGCACCATTTATGTCAATAGTTGTGGCTGCTATCTGTATCTCTGTGTCGGCTACTAGGTCTAGTTGTCCGTCTGCACTGGAATTGATGTATATTGCTGTGTCTCTAAATTGTAGCTTTTCTGTAGTAGCAATAAGTATGTCGTCACTAAATTCAAAATAATCCTCGTCTTCCATCCATTTCATTACACCATCGTTGGTTTCGCCATCGTAGGTGATTACTATATCTGATCCTGCATTACCATTGCCTAGAGTAATAGCAGTACCTAACAACTTAGTTATAGGGCCACCTTCGTTAGCAGTACCATCGTGTGTATGACCCGAACTAGCTTGAAATGACGCTAATAATTGATCAAACTCGTTATTGGTATGTGCGGCAGTAATTGTATCCCCATCTTCATACGTAGACTGCCTTGTATAAGTTGCTCCCATCTACCTTCTAGCTCCTAATTGATATTCCATTTGAAATCCTTTTAATGAATAGGGTGCTGTGGCTGTGCCACCATCTTCTATCCTTAAGGCTACAGCAAACCCTGAACCCTCTACAGCTTTTCTAACGATAGGCTGAGAAGGTCCTCCATAAGAGGACACACCATAGACGACTGACCCGTATATACCTGCAACATTCAAACTATCAAGAGGATAGGCTGCAGGTCTTGTTGATTCTTGTGCTTCGTAGTCATACCTAACAAACATGTCTGCATCTAATGTAGATTCAGGAGCGTAGTTTATGTTGACTCGTTGCATATGTTTTCTTATTCCGGGATCATTCATAGTAAGATCAGGGCTTCTGTACTTGCCCGATATAAGTTGACCGTTAAAAGTATCACCTTGATCTTGTCTATATATAAACCCGTCAAACCCACCATGAATAGGTATCACATCTCCATCTTGAATACTGGTATCTGTACAAGAAGGTCTTATTCCTCGTAGCTTAGAAAACTCAAAAACTTGACCCTTCATAACGCAGATAACACCTATTGTTCCTTTTTCTCCACCGTCTTCTTTTGAAAAGAAAATACGATACTGCGTCTTGTCGGGTATAACAAGAGATTCAAATGCTGCTGAGTTAGCTATGTTTTCTCGGAATAAAGATTGCACGTTAGAACTTATAGTTCCCAACTCAACGTCACCAATTCTAGCAGTACCAGCAATGGTTCTTAAACCATCAGGACCTAAAAAGATTAAGTCACCTGCAAATTCTTGGATAGTATCACCATTGATACATCCTATTTTTCTTGTAACAGGCACAATAGCAAAATCACTTAGAGAGCTACCACCAAGTTTAAATATTCTGTTTTCACAAAAGATAAATAAACTATCACGGAAAACTTTAAGTCCTACGATAGTATCATCAACTTTAATACTTCCTGCACCATCCCCAGCGTTAAAACCATCTTCGTCAAAGGGTTCACTAAAGACTACTTCTTGAGGTGTAGATGACATCCCCGAATAAAACATGTGGTTTTTAAATACTACAACGTGTTTAGCTCCTGCTACAGAACTACTGCTTACATCTGTAGCTCCTAAAGAAGTGTTAAGCACAGTAGGTGCGTTAGCTTGATCAACTAGTATTAATTTATCGTTGCCATCAAAGTTAAACTTTTCAAAGTTGTACTTCTTAGCACTTGTTCTGCCACTATCTATGCTTGTCCATGATTCTGAGACTACCACGTTAGTCTTATGAATTGCAGCAGTTGTACTGCTTGTAGCCCTAGTTACACCTGTAAAAGTGTTTGTGGATATGCCTGTGTAGGTAAATTGTTCTGCCCCAATTATTAATGTACCACTAGCTGAGAAAGAAGTAGTAGAGCTAACAATTATCACGCCTGATCCAGACATAGTTTCGCCAGATGCTATTTTAGTTTTTAGTAAGTTAGAAGCAGAACGGTAGATGCTTGTTCCTCTTGCCCCAAGAACAAAGTTATTGAACACAGTAGTCATAAGAACAGCTTCGGTACTGGCTGATGTTTGTGGAACAACAAAACCAACAAAAGGCTCAAAGCCATTTATTCTTCTGTACCCACCTTCAATGTCAGGCTCAAAGTTAGTTAACTCTAAGGCTTGTCCCGGTTTCATTATAAACGTAGATTGGTTAAGAACTAACCCACCTTCACAAACAAATGGAAATGCAGCGGTTTCACTTAAGTCAGCCAATTATACTGCCCTCATGTAATTTTTCCTGTTTATTAATTCTACCCTCATCCGTTTAATACCGTCTTCGTATTCCTTAAGGGCGTATTGTGCTGTCTGTACATCTGACCTAAACATGTAGGTGTAATACTTTGCACGAGCATTTATTATTGATTCAAATCTTGTAGGTATAATTCCTGTGTCAGTTGCACCAGTCAAAGCTGTGTTAGTTACGTAGTAATCAAAACTTATTGTTCTGTTGCTTGAATCTGGTATAGGTGTCAAACCTATTTCATCGTTGTAAGTTGTGTATACAAACTCAGGATCGGCAAACTTATTTGTGTCGGGTCTAGAATCTCTTTCCCTGAACCTTTCGTTGTACTCCTCGTAGGATATGTACTTAAGAGGTATGGATTCAACATTCTCCATTAACTCAACTAACTTAACAAAAGCCGCAGAACCTGCTGACTCTGTAAAAGTAACAAAGTGGGTTATCGCTGTGGCTACAAAAGTAACTTCAGATATTAACACTTCGTTACCACTTGTTATAGTTAAAGCAGATGTTTTAGTTTGTGTGCCACCTGAGCTAGTGCCTATATCTAATGTAAGTGTTGAACCACTTGTTTGAATAAGTACAGTGTATGTTCTCCCAACAATTAAGTCATCTACCTGTTGGGTTGCTTTTGCACTAGTAAGTAACAATGTGTTACCAAACTTAGAACTTGCGGCAGGAGAACCTGATACTGCAGTCCAATTTGTTATACTAGCTACCCCTGCAATCTCAAAGTCACCGTTCCTTATATAATCTTTTGGCTCAAGAAATACGTTGTCGTAGTCTATGTACTTAAGAGTGGAAGCGATAGACGCAAAACTATATAACTGTTTACCTGCTATTGCATCTTCTGCACCCTCTGCTCTAGTAAAGGGCCAGTTAAGCTCTGAGTTAAGAATGTCTGAGATAGATCGGTTGATGTAATCTTTTACAGTAGTTTGTACACCTCTAGAACTTGTAAAGTTAGAGCTAGTAAGCTCCACTTCGTTCATGTCCCTAAGTACGTTGTTTACTAGTGTAAGATACGAACTTGCCATTTATTATTTGCTTTCAGAATCTTCTGCAATCTCTTTGGGATTGTTCTCTTCTACAATCTTATTAAGGAGTTGCAATTTTTGATTAGCTAAAACCATGTCACCAAGTGCTTTGTCTATCTGGTCAAGTGGTCTATTGTTTGTGTTAATTAATGATGTTGCATTTTCTAAAATTAACTTGTATTGGAACGCTAACGCTTGTGCTGCTAAATTCTTCATATTAAACCCCCTGTTGTATAAATTATACACATAAAATACACAAATAGCAAGAAGTTTATTTAGTTAACTTTTTAAAAGCTTCTTTTATTTCTTCTATCGATCTGTTACACCCAACACAGATATTATTGTTATCTAACTTACAGACACCTACGCAGGGACTCACTTAGCAATACTTCTCAGGCTATCCATAACATCATCTATTGATGGCTCTTTGGAGTTGGGCTTATGCACACATTTGTATTGCTTGGGGCAACCTATCCTAATGTCAGTAAATTCCATCTCATAAGTCTTATTTGCACCTTCATAGATACAAGCCATCTTATCTTTCCAGATTTTCTGTGATTTTAATCGGCAAGTAACATAAACTGGTTTAGTAACTAGCTTCTGCCATATCTTCTGTTGCTCAGTCCAGCCTTTACCATACACTTTACTAGAAAATGCACCAACTAGTAATACGATAAAACCAAATACTACAATAATTAAAACTAGCCACGCAACAACTTCACCAATTTGTTTTCTTAAGGCTTGTTGTTTATAAATTGTTCGTTGTCTCTCTTTTCTAATTTCACCCTCCATCTGAAGAAGTTCATCGTAGGCATGAGGACCTATAGTTAAATTCAAGTACATCTTTAATTCGTAGCGTTGTTCTTCTAGTTTCTTTTTGGCAGAGTAGGCTTGCAGAGCCATTGTCTCAATGCTACCTGCTCCAAATACCTTGCCAAATATACTGGGGTTCTTAGCTTGCTTCTGTGCGTTGTCCACATCTGAAGCTGCTCCCATCCATCTACTTACATCCCCTGACATCTGCTCTAAGTCTCTACCGACTGCAAATCCAGATTTAATTGCACTAAATGCTTTTGATGCAATACCGACAGCAACGCTAATAGTCAATGGGTCCATTACTTTTTCCTTATGGGTTTGCAGTATGCTGTTATCTGTAAATTAGCTCCTTGCTTCTGTGGTATAGACGGTTGCCTATGTAGTCGTTCTGCAAAGTATAAGCATTTATTTATATCTTCAAAGGTTTGCGTTTGATCTATGATTCTTAACCCCATCATAAACACAAGTACAAATTCAATCATCACCTTTTACTGCAGGCTTACATTCGCAGTGGCAATCACAATTACATTCGTCAGGATTACACTCGTAGCAAGTACAAGTGTCACAACATCTGGTTTCTATGGTCAAGTCCACTCTCCATTTTTCATTGCTAAGGATAGCTTCATAGCTCTGCCTTTTACTTGGTCTGCCCACCTAGAATCAATCATCTCTTCGCAAGCTGAGATGTAATTTACTTTTTCTATGGCTAACCACATATCCTTAAATTTCATTAATCTTGGAACACCCATATTAAATGCCATGTCTATAAGTACCATTTGTCTTACAGCATTTACCTGATTTACTATTGGCTTGTTGGCAAGGAGTTCTTTTTCTACGATGGCTATGTCATTCATGCAAAGATAATACGCTTCTTCTTCTGTAAGACCCACTTCGTATATTTCTTCGGTGGTCTTATTCATGTAGGATAGCTCACCGTCTGTGATACCCCTATCCTGCAAGTTTCTGCCAATTCCCACCGTATCTATACCTAAGTGGTCTTGGTAGACGTTAAGTCGTAGACCTTCATGTAAGGCAATCATCTTGACTAGTTCATCAGCATCGTATTTCATTGTTAAACCTTTTTCTTTTTCTTAGGAAAGCCTGCTTGCATATTAGCATATGCTTTAGGAGATATAGTTGACTTCTTCTTAGTAGCACTGTCACCAGCCTTCTTCTTCTGGTTAATGTTGTAATACAAACCCTTCTTAGCTGTTTTACCAGACTTAGTTTTGTGTGTTCCTACTGCCATTGTCTTTAACCCTTCTTTGCTTTAGCTTGTGCTGTTTTAGATAAGTCCTTCATGTGAGATAAAGGTTTGCTCGTCTTAGTGTGAGTTTTGCCAGTATGCAAAGTGCCATCCTTCATCTTGTGTGATGCACCTGTATACAACGTTCCATTTTTTAGATAATGCTTTACGCCCTTCATTATTTCTTCCCCATAATTTTCATTGCTGCTCCTGCCCCCTTAATTCCAAACGATGCACTAATTGCTATAAACAAAAGATACTGATACCATTCAGGAAGTGTATTAAGAACTTCAAAGCCTATCCTAACGTACTCAGTCATACTAGGAATGAAAACTAAAATCGCTGGAGCTAATAAGACAACTAAAGCAAATTCATCCTTCCAGCTTGAATCTGTAGCGTCTGCCATAGACTTCTCCCATTGGACTTCACCTGTTGCTACTTTCTCTGCAACAACTGCTTTAGCTCTAGCTTGGGCTACCTTAGCTTGCCCGTCAGCTTTAACTTTCTCAACTTTGCTGTTCATCCAGCTTGAAGCTAGATTAGCAATAGGACCTATTAATGCACCAAACATTATACTCTCCCTTGACTCCTGTGCAACTGATTTACGTAACGTCTGTAAAAGCTGTTGCCTATTCTGTTAAATAATTTAAATAACTTAAAATTAATTGCTCTTAACATTTCCATCTTTTTCTAGCCTGTCTTAATCGGCTGTTAGGGTCTTTTGCTGCTTTAGGAAACTTCTTCATTTGCCCTAAGCTTCTTGCACAATAAGACTTTCTACGTTTAGCAGCTTTGCTTCCAGCCTTTACTTTGCCAGTTACTGCTGTCTTTAGTTTACTTCCGGGATTGTCCTTCTTGTACTTAGCCACACCTTTGGCTGTCATACCTGCACCTTTTTTGGTTGGGCGTTTATGACCACCTCCAATTGTATGACCTTTCATACCTCCCATTAGCTACCCCTATATTGTTAAGAGGGCAAGTTGCCCTGCCCTCTCAAGTTTAGTTATTATTAGACACCAGTTCTAACTGAAGCAGTCTGAGCCACTGTAAGCTCTGGATCACCAAAATCAGCAATCAAAGCAATAACTCTGAATCTACCTGCACTACATGCTGCACCCAAAGCTTTAACTTGGATAGCATCGGCAGCAATAACAATATTGATACCTCCTGCTTTAGGAAGAAAGTTGTAGATGGCATCGGCATTTCCATCAACGCCATCACAGAAGACATCAATGTCAGCAGATGTACCTACATCAAACACCAAACTAGAACCACCAGCTTCCAAGACATCCAAACAACCACCAAGAACGATGGAGTTGTCAGGCAGGTCAATCATCTTAACGATGTCGTTTTGTGCTAGGTTTTCGTCTGCTGAGTCAAAGATTTTAGACTGCACAATGTACGGTCTAAGGGCATGAGCAGGATGCCCTACAGTCCCACCACCAATGGTAGTAAAGTCGAAAGTAGTCATTAAGTATCCTCCTTATGCGAAATCTATAACGCCACGAACAATTGCTTCTTGTCTTAGGACTTTTCTTCCAAAAACATGCAATCCTCGAATAACGTCAGAGAATGATTCAGTTGAACGTACCACTTCAGTCTTAGCGATGTGAGACGCTGTAGCCATAGCTGAGATGTGACCTGCAAGAACAACATTCTCAGAAGCGTCTACAGCTAGTGTAGCTGAGCCATCTGTTAATGTTACTTGGTCAGTTCCACCTGTACTATTTAAAGCTGTAGACTTATAACATCTAAAGCCTGCTAAAGTACCGACTATTGCAAGACCATTTCTCAAAGGAGAAGTGCCATCGCCTGTGATATTTATTTCAGAAATTTTATTTCCAGCTTGGAAAGCTTTCTGATAGAATATCGGAGGAGCAACAAACCACCTGTTCTCTTCTGGAACAGATTGGTCATCGAGGAGTCTAGCCATCGCAAGCATCATATTGATACCATTGTCGTCTGTCTCAACATTGATAGGAGCATTAGCTGTTCCTATATCACCAGCTGCAGCAGTAACTGTTAAAGTTGTCCCTGCCACTGCAGAAGCTCCAATACCAGCAGCATCAGACATATTCTGAAGAATGTTGGCATCAAATTTTCTTTTTAAAGAATAAGCACCTGAAGAAGTTGCTAACGCTTCAAAGTTAATGTGAGAGTGTCTCTCTTCGATGTCGTCTATTTTAAATGCAAAAGCATTTGCTTTATCAACAATCAAAGTTATTTGATCATCGGATAAGTCTTGAGGGTTAATGACAGAACCTCTCTGATACGGAGTAACAGTGAGTGTTGGTTCTTTCATTATTTTGACAGTGTCGCCAAAGTTCTCGATTTCGCCAGTATAGTCGGTATTAGTAATATCTTCTGCCACCGAAGCTCTACGGAAGAACTTAAGAACTTTTTGGCTAAAAATTTCGGGTGCAAAGTTACCTGACGGTAAGTTTCCATACCCTGAACTTGTAGTAAAAGCCATTATAGTATCCTTCCTCTATTTGAGGTTAGTTATTGGGTTATTCGCCCTTCTGCTCGTGCTAAGTCGATATCTTTTTCAAGTTTCTCAAACTCCCACGATTTCAGTCTGGCGATGTCGGACATCTTCCAAATCTTTTTGTTTGCATTTTTATCAGTTGGAACTTCTCTAGAACTTGGCGTTCTAACTGACTCTGCTGCAGACGCATTAGATTTATTAGATTTAGTTTTTAAGCCAGTGTCGGCTTTATAAAGGTCAAGAACCCTGATTGCCCATTTGCTATCAGTGTTATTTTTAGTGATACCCTCAGAAAGCGATTTAGGTTGGTCATCCAGCCACAAAAGAAACTTTTCATCATTCCTAATTTCATTAAAATCAGGGTGTGACGCAGTTAATATTTTGTAAGCACTTTGAACTTCCATGTCCTTTTCACGACCTTTTATAGTTTCAAGTTCCTTTTTTAAACCTTCAGATTGTTCTTGAGCTTGCATTGCCGCTACAGTCTGCACTACTGCATATACGTCTGGATACTTGCCTTTAAACTCTTCTAGTTCATCTGGGCTTTTAGGAAGTTTAATTGAAGGGTCTAAATTCATCTGCTCGGCAGTTGTCTTTATAGCTTCTTTTTCACTTTTCCATTCTTGAAGTTTATTGTCATAATGCTTTTTTAAATCATCATAACGTTTTTTGTAGTCGTGTTCAGGACTCTCTTCCTGTTTAGTTTCCACAAATCCTTCTGGCTGGGTAGCTTCTTGCGAAGTGCCATCCTGTTCTGCATTTGCTTCTACTTCATCCTCTTCATCTTTATAAACATCCTCTCGGTATTTGTTTCTATAGACATTAGGATCGTTCATTACTCCAAAGGAGTCATTGGGTTTGTTTGCTCTCGCACCTTTTACTTGTGTTGCCATTGTTATTACCTCATATATTGCAGTGCCACATGGCTGTGGGTAGCTGCTTCGGATGTCAGGGCCAGAGATAGTACTGGGTAGCTGACTAATTCTTATTGGTATACACTTTCTCTTACGGGGATAGGTTTTTTGTATGGGCTTTGTGTGTAGTATTCTTTGGGTTGTCCCATAGTTTCTGTACTTATAAACCCACCCTTTTCAGGAGTTCTGCTATAAAAATCGTGATCTCCTATAGTAGTAAAGTATTCGTTTCGCAAATTTGCGTTTAATTTATCTGATGCGTAACCTCTTTTCCCGTAGGTAAACACATCATCTCTAAGTTTAAATTTTTCTCTATCAGGGGACATGTCTAATGCCATATCCGCTGCGTCAAGTGCTTTTTGCCAATCTTGGTTGTTAAGCATGTCTTTTAATCTAGGTTTTAAATTTGTAGGCTCAAGACCATCATATGCAAACATACCAGAACCTCTAGTTGTTCTACCTCTTAAAACATCTTTTATATTACTTAAATTTTTAAACGAATAAGTTTTATCATTAACTCTATTTAGGACTGTTTCTCCTACTGCTCTTAACGCTTCTGGAGAATCCTTTTGGACAACTGACTCGGAAAATATAGTAACAGCAAGTGCTTCTCTATCGTCTAGACTGTCTAAAAACTCTGACACTTGTGGTCTTGTTCTTGGATCACTGTTCATAAAGGATATAAGTTTTTTTTTAAACTTTGGATTCATCTCTTCAATTATATTCATACCACCTTGATCATTTTCATTATTATTCTCAGCTACACCCCCACTATTCATACCTATAAAACCACCCTTTGCTAATTCTACACCTGCAAAAGCTGGGTTGCCTTTAAAAGTTCTACTTGATCTGTCGGCAGCTTTGTATTGTTGCTTTTTAAATAACATTGTTTCAAAATCTTGTGCCATAACGTCATTAGATATTTGAAACATCTTTTTAATTTCAGAAGGGTCTAGTACTCCTGCAAGTGCAGGGTCTATTTGGTAATAAGCCTTGTCTTCTCCACTTACTACGCTAACAATACTTTCTAATCCCATTTCATTTTTAATTTTTTCTTCAAAGTCTGACCTATTTTGTGGAGTCATATAATAATTAAAAACTCTTTCAATTTCTTTTGTTAAAACTGAGTTTCCATACTTTTGTATGTCTTGCTCATTGTCAGAATAGTCCTCGCCTTTACGAAGAGAACCATCTTTAACCATTTCATTTATAATAAGCTTTTTCAGATTGGTTGTATAATTTACACCATCTGTAACCATGCTATTAAGAAAGGCTTGATTAACAACAGCTTGAATATACCTATGTTCTGCTTTACCTTCGGCAGTTTCAGGTTTGTCCTCTAAATTTTCAAGCCCTACAGACGAACTATTAGCACTTGGTAATTTAAAAGAATAATTTGGGTCTTTTGATAATGTATCTGCCCCTTTGTGCATAAGCTCGTGAGCCATTAGAGATTTACTTAGGTAGTCATCCCCCTTACCATCCAGAGCTATTTTGTTTCTACGAGGAGAATAATATCCTGATGCGTGTCCCATGTCCCCTTCAAAACCTTTGCCTTTTTTTAATTGGTTTACAAAGTCTGATAAACTTCTTTCATCTCTTAACCCTGCTTGTAACAACTTGTTCCAGCTAGTTTGATTAAGTAAATCCATGCCTTGTTCAATGTCTCCAAATTCAACTCCCGATTTATACCCTTGCAACTTAGTCGGATTTGGGTCTTCCTTGCTTGCATATTTAGAAAAGGGAGTTTGAGGATTTGAGTCTATGTTTTTATCTCGTAGGGTAGTTATTTCATTTATTTGCTCGTTAAGTTCATTAACCCGATTGTCTAACTCACTTATTTCATCCTCTGGAGATTTTACAGTATCTCTTTCTACTATATCTCCTTCTGCCATCCCAATAAAACCACCTTCTGCTAATCCTTGCTGGGGTGCTATATTTTGAGGTTGTTCAGCTTCTTGTTGTCTGCGTGATACTTCTTTTTTACCTCGATTGTTTATCTTTTCTAGTTTGTCGTATCCTATCTCTTCGGCAATAGCTTTAGGAATGTAAACTTCATTTTTTGATACTAGCAATTGAACATTGTCTTTCACGTTCATTTCAGGATTTCCAAATTGTATTTCAACGCCTTTTTCTTGAAGGTTTGTAATTGCCACAGAAATCATTTCTTCTACATCTTGTTTGCCCATGAACTCTGCTGCAGGAGCATTGATTATAAAATCTCCTTCTTCAGCTTCGAGGGGCTTATCATCCTTTATTTCTTCTTGGGGAGTTGCTCCTCTATCTTGATCTATAAAACCTGCACCCTGAACAATTTCAGGATTTTGTGTTACAGCATCCCCCTCTGCCATTTTCTTAGGTACTTTACCCCCCTGTTTAAAATTAAAACTATCATTCATACTTGATGTATCAGGTTGGCTAGGACTATTATCTTCATTACTATCAGTACTAAATGTACCTGTTCTACTGTATTGTGAGCCTGTTGGAGCTGCCCCACTTGGATTACCAGAAGCATCGTAAGATGAATATCCTATGCCTGCTCTGGCTGCTTCAGTAGAACTACCAAAAGCATCTGCAGTAATTCCACCTTTTTCCATTGCTGCTTGAGGGCTAGTAAAACCACGTACATCTAAACCATATCCGGGAGTACGGTTGTTTTTGTACTGCCCTCCCCCTTCTTCAGTTAAATCATCTATTCTCGATCTTTCTCTACTCATAGCTTCTTTAAATGTGTTTCCTGATAATCCAGAAGAACCTCCAGTAAGGCTAGGCCCAAAATTAATTCCCATAAATTCAAAGCCCGGTTGCATACTAACTAAATTACCATTAAAGTATCCTTGATCATAACCTTTAAGTCCTTGTGCCATCTTGTCTGCAACATCGTAGTGAGTACTCATAACAGAAGAAGAAACTGAATTTAACATACCACTGCCCATAGCCGATCCATCTCCGTAGGGGGTATCCATGCTAGGACCCTTAAGTTGAAAAAGAATACTTGCTGGGCCACTTAAAAGACTACTTATATTTCCTACAGCTTGGGCAGCTACTATTTGACCTGAATAAGCAAGTGCTGCGGGAGCTAAATTTAGTATTGCTTGTTGAGTTGCACTAGCATAATACCCAGCTATAGCAGCTCCAATGGGATCATTTTTTATAAATTCGTCTTCACCTTTTTGTTTCGCTTTATCAAAAGCTATTTGCCCTGCAGTAGGATTACCATAGCCTGCCCCAGCAATATCTGTAATTTCATTAGCATCGGATATTGATTGAGAAACTCCTACATTTTCAAATTCAGGGGTGTCCCTATACCTATCAGATGCAGAAACGCCACTTTCTGTTCTTAAATCACTAATATCACTTACAAGGTTAAAATTTTTAATTGGTTCATCGCCTTGAGCTTGGTTACTCTCATCTATAGTCTCAACGTCAATATTGTTTTGGGTTAAAGCATCAGCAGACCTTCGACTACTTCTAGCTCTACGCATAAGATTATCAAATTGAGAATTACCCGTACTAAATGCCATTATTATTCTTAACCTTTTCTACGTTACTCTTGAGACTGAGTAGGGTTTCCAGTAAAACCAGCTTCCCCTGCAGCTGGCGTAGCTCCGACTCCGATTGGGCCATCGCCAGCCCCTTGACCGTTAGGTCCTTGAGGTCGTTGAGGTACTCCTCCAGCCCCTGCCATATTTGGGGGTTGTTGACTAGGGGGGCCACCTTCGCCGCCTGCTCCTTGTTGAACATTCTGTTGCATCCCTTTCAATATTTCTGCATAGACCTGTGCTTCGTTAACGTCATTAACTAAACTGTCTGGATCAATGTCTTGCGATATGGCAAGCTCTCTCATTAAATTTGGTATCTTAACAAACGGTGCAAGAGTTGGATTCATAACCGTTTGCAACAACGCTGTTAATCTCTGACTTCTTACTTCTTTTTGCATTACTGCTGCAACACCACGAGGTTTGATTTCTAAGTCCCCCTCTATGTCTTCAGCGTCTTCATTAAACTGCATGTTCCATTGGAAGTAAGCTTCTCCCATTGGTTTTAATAAGTAGTCGTCTATATTTTTTATTACTGTTTTCATTGCCAAGCCTGCAGAACCCATTAGCATCGATAAGCCTGACGCTGTTCTTCCTGTGCCTGAAACTCCAGTTTGTCCGTGTATAATAGAAGGTATACCTGTTTCTTCATCAGCAAGTTGGCGAGCTATTTGATACATCTGTATGTTTTCGCCTGCTGTGTTAGGAAACTTAAGTCCATTGATAGCAGTTCCTGTTACCCCAGACTGTCTTCGGAATATCTTACCGGGAAAGATGTCCATGTTTTGTCCGGGAACTAAACTAGCTTCATCTACGTCAAAGACTAAGTTACCTGCAAGTGCTAAGTTATCAATAGCCATTCTTACGTGACCATTCATAAGCATCTGGGCATCTTCCATATTTTCTGCTACACCAACTCCCCACATTTGATAAGGATTAATTTCAAACGGGAATACTTGATAAGGTATTCTAGATGGTGTAAATGGGTTAAGGACACATCTTAATATTATTGTACCACATACCCACACATTTACAGGTATCTGATCTAAGGTAGATATTCCTTGTGGTAATTGTAAGCCTGCTTCGTCAGCAAACTTAGCATCAATAACTCCCCAATATTCAAGAACCTCAAACCTATTTTCTTGATAGTATGGTTCAGTCTCATCTTCACGGATAGTATCTTCATAGTATTTATCTTCGTAGTTAGGGCCTTTTGCTAAACAGTCTTCTATAGCCACAGAGTCAAAGTGTGGTCTTTGTGTTAGACCTCTAAGCTGTTGTCTGTTCATACGATGTCTTTGTATAACGTACTCACAGTCTTCAATACTAGTTGCTGATGGGTCTGGGTGAAAGTCCCAAACAGAAACTGACTCTATTCTAGGTACTGCTTTTTCGTAGGGAGTGTATTCTCTTTCTCCCTCTTCAGTTCTTTGCCACTTATGAACCTTTTTATTAAAGTTAAAAGGTCCTTTGACTATACCTGTTCCAAGCAACGATGCTTCAAATATAGCGTGACGAAACACATTGACTGCATTACTATCTAGTAACTGATCGTGTATCATGTGTTCCATGTTCAGTGCGGCTTGAGCTGCAGGACTTATCTGAGGTTCTCCTAACCTAGCAGGACCTTCGGCAAGTGGTGCGTTTGGAAACTTACCAGCTATACCACCTAAAAAATCCATAGAAGGCGTTGCTTGAGTTGCTCCCGGAGGTAGCTCTCTTCCATCTCCTTCATAACCATATGAGTCTTGAGGTGGTATTGCGTCATCTAGAGGTGTCTTTAGATGAGCAAACTTTGCAATACCTTCAGGCACAGGTGTTGATTCTACAACAATAGGAAACTTCTTGTTGGCAAACAATATGTCAACAATCTGCCCATATGCTGCAAGAACTTTAGTTTTGGTTATTCTAACAAATACTTTTGATCTCTCAGAGTCACGATACTGAGTTGTAGAGTCATATATACCACGAAAGTTTTTGTAGGCTTGTAGCCACCTTTGTTCGTGGGAACGTCTACCATTTTCGGAATCTTCAAATCTACTCTTTACGTATCCTGCTAGTCCGGGCATAATCTCTGCTGCGTTGGACATAGGGATACTTTCGGAGGACTCTTCGTCTGAGTTTAAAAAGTTATCAGCCATGTTTTACCTTACTTAGAAGTAGTTTCTGTCGTCAGCCATTTTAAACAAAGAAGCTTCTACTGTTGGCTTAGACTGTTTCTTTGGAGTCATAGCGTTTAGTTCAGTTATCTGACTGTTAGACGTATCAAAATCTTTACCTTCACGAGTTAATGGTGCGTCTGGTGCAGTGTAGGATGTTTTATCAGCGTTCATTATATATGAAGGACCGTAGTTATAGTTATTGTCTGGCATTGTTATCTCCTGTATACCATTACATAATTCCCTGTGCTTCAGGGACTTTCTTACGTAGAAGATCACCCATTTGTTGATCCATTGCGTAATTCATTGGTCGAGCTTCACTTTCCTTTTTTTCAGGGATGTTTAAAGGCTCAATATTTTCGTTTCCTAAATTAGTGTCATTTGCAATAACATCCATAGCCCCAGCTTCAGCCATCTGTCTTTCCATTTCTGGGTCACGATATCCTGTTCTATCTGGGGTGTCGCCTGCTGGACTTGATTGCATAGCAAACCCCACTGCAGCTCCCGGACCTAATCCTAAGCTTCTTTCGAGAAGAAGTTCAGTCCCTATGTTTTGGGCTGCTTCAGCAGGGTTGGTTATAATCTGTCTGGCTGTTTCTATTCCTACTGCACCAACTAAAGCTTTTGTTCCTTTGTCTTTTAATACATCCCAAGCTTTACTAAACGCTGACTTAGTCACTGCGTCTAACACAATAGCAGAACCCTTTGGTGGTATTTTCTTCTTAGGTTCTTTTGCAATTGGTTTCTTATCAGGCATCAACTCATTTACTTGGTTAGACAACGCTGTTAATCTAGCCACTGATTTATTTAAATTAGTTAACTTACCTTCAACTTTGTCTGTTAGGGCATCCACAGTTACACTAACGTCTGCCGCTGTGCCATCAAGTTGTAAATTTGTACTTCTTTGTGTGTTAGATACTACATCAGTAGGAGCATCAAAAATGATTGCTGTTTTTTCTTTGAAGAAAGTTTCGTTAAAGCCATATGTCTTATACACCTCTTTTGGATTTGTTTGACCTATATCCTGAAGATACATGTTTCCAAATTCTTCTGCAGCTCTTTGCGTTAAGCTCATTTTCTTTCTTGATTCTCTGTCAACCTTGTAGTGAGTTAATCCTACGTCACCTCTTGTGGAGTGACCTAACACTAAGTTAGCTACACCAGAACCAGAACTCTCATTTATAGCATCAAAAACATTCTTTCTTAAATCAGATATAGTAAAAGGTATTTTTTTATTAGTTTTTTGATCAGTAATTGATAAGCCCATTTCTGACATGGACTCATTCATAGCATTGTTAACTATTGTTCTTAGTTTCTGCTCAGACTGAGTAAACAAACGTATTGATTTTTTATCCCCCATTCTACCTTTAGCATCCGTTCCTAAATCAGCTAAGATATCTTGGGCTAAAGAAGGTAGTTGATAATTTGTTTTGTTACCTTTGTTACTTATGCCAAACAAAGTGTTTGATCCGGGATCAAGCGTTCCATACGCAGAGTTTTCAACTGCTTCACCCACCGTGATATTTATTAAGTCTTTATTTCTTATTCCAAGTAAATGTTTTAATTGAAAAAGAGATGCCGCTTCTTTATTGCCCTTAAGCTTTAAAGTAGTCATGTGTATGGCTTTATTTAAATCCTCGATAGAAGGCAACGTAATTTTTTTAGCTGCTGCATCTCCTCTAGGTTGTGTGGCTTTATCAAATCTTAATTTTGTTGGGTCTTTACTATCCATAGCAACTCTTATAGTTCCTATTTGAGCTTTAAACCTATTAGTGTAAGGGGCTTTAAAATCTTCTGCTGCAGCTCGTTTAAATAAACCTGACTCAACTTTACCTAAAGTTACGTAGTCACCACTTTTCTCTGTTGTTAATTTATTAAAGACATCATGCTTATTTCTGTCGCCCATAGTCTCCCAGTTATCATCTAAGCTAAAACCAGAATCCTCAAGCCTTTTTAACAACGAAGATTTATTACCTTTGTTATCATATAGTTTTACGTCTGGTCTACCTAATTCAAAAGCTTCAGCTATTGTTAAGTTACCATCTTGTAATTTTTGTATTAGTTCATCCATTTATTAATATCCAAATGTTTCATTCTGTACTTGGTATACCTGAGCCTTGATGCCATTAAGCGTTTGATGAATCGAAGCATAACCTGTCATTCTTGTCATTAACATATATCTTAACGCATCGTATGCGTGATCTTCA